CCGCCCATACCCAGCATGGAGGAGAGGGATTCTCCGGCCCGGCTTGCCTTTCGCCCTATCTCTTGAAAGAGGCCCCAATACGTTCTCTTGCTTGGCCCCACCCGCACCGCGCCCTGCAAGTCGGAGTTAATGATGCGCTGCATGCCGATGTGCGAGGCAAGATCACCGGGCCAGCGTACCTCTTTAGGGTTTTCGGAGAGCTTAACCTTATCGAGCTTGGGAGCCCGGAGGCGCATCTCATCAACCCAAGCCTTGCACGCATAAGTCATGGCCTCGCGGAGCGCCCGCCGCGCCACGTCGAGAGGCATGCGCTCTAGCGTGCGCTGCAGTTTTTCGAGGCCGACTACCTTGACATCCAGTTCGCCGCTCATTGCCCAGGCCCTTGGTACGCGGAGTCGTCACGCTCGATGCAGTACAAAAGCAGAACATGGTGCTGCTCATCCGGGTTATCCACGTGCATAATCTGAAATTGGCGAGTAGTAATCACAGCCGGGCTGCCGATACCCTCCGCAAACCACACGTCCATTTTGGCCTTGACTCCGGCCATCCAGCGTATGGTTACAAGGTGAGTCACCTCCGCAACCACCTGCTGGGCTTGATAAAGCTCGCGCCCTGAAAGCGCCTCAATGCTGGCACGCACAGTAGCGAACACCGTAGCGTCTGCCGTTACAGGGCCGCCGAATTGATCCACTTGCGTGGAGAGGTTTATTATCTGGATTGCGTGGCGGAGCTTGCCCGCCCGAATTGTGTCGCGTCTTGGCATGTTCCCTCAACTCCGCCACGGCCCTCAAATCAAGGGCCCCCGTCTCGTATCGGCTAACCTTAATTTTCCTCATAGCCCATTACCGTAACCTTGTAAGGCGTAAGCAGCCGCGTCACCCCGATAGGCAACTCCACGAGCTTAAGGTCCGTGGTTGCCTCGCGGTTTTCATAGAGGTGAGCCGCGAGCAGGAGCACAGCCGCCTTGACCAGCTTGGGGCAAGTATCCACCGTGGCTCCGTCTCCGTAGCTTCCAGCCGTGTAAGTGATCTTGACGGAATCTGGCAGGTACATATCCGTGTAAGGCCAGTATTGGCCGTAGCGGGGCACTACGGAGCCCGGAGTGCCGTCCGTATCCACGTAGTAGGTTGCCGGGTCAGCCGTCTGAAGGTTGGCCGCCATATCGAGGTAAGTAATGCTCGCAACCGACACCAGGGACGGGCGAGGCAACTTAATGCGAAAGGCTTTCCAGAATGTGGAATAGTACCAAGCCTCGTGCAGGGAAGTGCTCCGCTGGGTGCCGTTCCACCAGGGAAAGAGCGGGAAGTGGTCAAGCGTGAGTTGCCATGTCTGATTATAGATGGCCCGCTTCATCTCGTTTTCGCAAAGCTCGCGGGCCGCTGGCATATAGATGCCGGTAAACAAGTCGTCGTCATCCGCAATCGTCACCCGGCAATGCTGCTTCACTTGCTCCAGCGTCACAGGCTCAACAACCGGAGCGGTAAGCATCTTGAGATTCAGAATCATAGTATTAACCAAAACGGTAGCGCAGAGTTGCGCCGCTTTTGCGCTACTCTGCGGCTCTTACGGAAAAAACGGAGCGGGCCGGATAAGGAGGAAAACCGGCCCGCCCCAAGTCGTCGACCAACCGAAGGGTTTATTTCTGGGTGAGGGCGATTATCGGGTGAGTTCCAGCGTCCGTAGAAATTCCACCCGCACGGCAATACCCCAAGAAGCCAACCTCCAGGGTGTCCATGAAGCGCTCATTCAAGCGCACAATCGCCAACCCCGGCTTGACTTCGCGGAGCAGATACCCCTGCTTAAAGTCGCCATAGAGCACGGAGACAGCCCCGGAATTGGAGCTTGTCCCACTGGCCGCATTCTCCATGTACTGATTGAGCACCACGCGCTTACCCAGCAGAGTATCAAAGGTGCCCACCGTTGGAGCCGGAATGTACAAAGGACGGCCCAGGGTGTCAGTAACGCCCAGCAGAGTGGCACGAGTCTTGGAATTGAAACTCCAGATGGCATCGATCCCATAGGCCGGGTCAAGAGCGCCGTATATGGCCACAAGGTCTGCCCACTGGATGGGCTTGGTAGTATCGAGTGTCGTCACCGCATCGTAGGCCGCCGTCAATAGCGACTCGATATTCTGGGCAACCGAAGGAGAGCCCGCGAAGGTGCCGTTGGTGACAAGGCTCGTCAGGCCGCGATAGTAGCGCTTGGAAAATGTCACGGATAAAGGCGTCAAGGTCAAAGGCCGAATCCTGCAACTCCGCCAGCGTCACCTTGATAATGTTGGTCTTGAGGGCGTCAGTAGAGAGCAAGAGGCTGGAGAGGCCCGGCTCAACCTCAGACATCGAGGAAGGCTCAGAATCCAGCATCAAGAGATTGCCGGTATCGTTTGAGAAGGCTATCTTCATGGGCGCGCCGTTGTCCGTCTTTTTGGTATTCAACTCCGGCAAAATCGAGCCCCAGGCTTTCTCCGCTTGCGTCAGCACGGGATAAAATTCCTGCGGAACAAAGTAGCCGCCCGTGGAGGTGGTCAAGTCGCGCTGCTCGCGCCCAGGCCGCTGGGTGCGAGTCTCTTTCTGTGCATCCGTGGGTGTGTAGGAACGCAAAACCGGAGACTTGTCTCCGTACCGAATAAAGTCAGCAAAGGCCGCCCGCGATTCATCCGCGCTCGCACCCGTACCACTCCCAGGATCACCACGCGGAATCTTGGGCAGGGCCCCATCCGCCGCCAGTTTCGAGGCCACGGACTCCATAACTCCAACGCGCTCTTCAATAGCATCCGCTTCCGAAATCATCCGCTTGGACGATGCTATTTCTTCAGCCGTCACGCCGTCTTTAATCAAGAGCGCTTGGGCATCTTTCAGTAACTTGTTGCGTTTGTCGCGCAATTCTTTCATAGGTTTTCACCTCACTGAGATTGGGATTAACTTGCAATGCCCGGCAATGACGGCCCTAGCCGACACCACAAAGCGCACCGGCACGCGCCCGCCATTCAAGGCAACCCCTCCGGGCACGCGGGCCAGCGATACAGCCGAAATTGAAAAAAGGAAACCGGTTAGACGTTTTCGGGCGTTTGCATGCGCCGCAAAACCTCTGCGGTAAGGGCACGGGCCTCCGCCGCGAGGCGCTTAATCTCATCCGCCCGGCTCTCAGCCGGAGCCGCTACGGGCTCAGCCGCTGGAGGCTTAAGGTGCACCTCCAGGCTCTCCGGTTGACCATCCGGCCACAGTGAGCGAGCGCTTACGGAGGTGCCCGTATAGGCTGGGTATGTAACCGGGCTCACGTCGAATAGGTCAACATCCAAAAGCTCGCGCAAAACCGTGCGGTTGCCGGAGCCGTCGACTCCCTCGCTCCAAGCGTCTTGATTGACCACAAAGCCAAAAGAGCATTGGTCAATGTCTCCGCGCTGTACAGAGGCCATCAAATCACGGGCCGCTTGCGTCTCCGGCATGTCGCAATCAAAGCTCAAGCCTTGGTCATCCGTCGAGAGCCGCAAGGTGTTAGCCTTGGTGCGGCCCAGCACCACGCTTGAATCGTGGTTGAATAGGCAGCGCACGTCAGGCCCGGAGCCGAGGCAGCGTTTAAACGCTCCAGGACGCACCATCTCTCGAAAGCCGCCCAAGTCCTCACTCAGTTGATTGAATACCGCCGCGTAACCGGCAAGGCCGCTTGCGCCCTCGCGCGCCCGGAATTGCGCTCCGCTAGTGACTCTGTACTCTCGTTTCATGGTGCCCGCCCTCTCAAATCTCAAATTTCAAATCTCAAATTCCGCTTGCGGCCTCGCGCCCGGCCCGCTGTGCAACCTCCGCCGATATCACGCAGAGAGCCCGTTTTAGCTCTTCCATGGCGATATAATGCACCCGCTCCGCCGCCCAGCCCGGAGCCCGCCGCGCCATGCCCTTTAAGCAATCAGCCGCCACGCCGGAGACATCCATCCAGCCCTCCGCGAGCCCAAACTTGAGCCCGTAAACATCCCGTATCTGCGCTGAAAGGCTGTCCAATACCGGCTCAAAGGCAAGCCGAAGAGTCTCCAAATCTCGCTCTTTACGGTTGCACGCCCGGCCCACAGCGTCACGAAACATCGAAATATAGGCCAGCGCAAAACGCAGCGAGTCTTTCTGCTTGGCCACGTCCTCGCCGCCTCCCCCGCCCTCATCCGTGGCCTTAACATCAACCACGCCGTCTCCGCTCGCGCCCTTGGGTTGCGGAGCGCCGCCGCCATTGGCCATCAAGAGGTTTTCGAGATTCTGCATATTGACGGGAGCCAGCCGGATATCTCCCTCCTTGCCTATCGGGTTGTCTCCCATATCCGTGAGAATGTCATTGATCGAAAGCCAACCCCATTGACGCCCCAGGGCGTAACCCGCAGAGCTTGTGGCAAAGTCTCCGCGCAACCTCTCTCGCACGTCAAACTGAGCAAAATACTTGCCCGTAGTACGCCCGGCATGCGGCATGAGCTTGCGCTCCGCCTCTTGCTCAAATCGGCACATGTAAGGCCGGAGCGTGTCTGTCACAAATTGGAGAGACTGCTGCTCGTGGTTGGAATTAGAGAGCCGCGTGGTGTCTCCCACCATGTGCGGAGCAACCCGAAAGAGCCCACAGATGTCCGTGCGGTTGTACTTGCGCGTCTCAAGGAATTGAGAGTCCTCTGGGCTCAGGCCAATCTGTTGGTACGTCCAGTCCCCAGGGAGCACAGCCACCTTGCCCTGATTAATGCCCGCTTGCATAGCCTGCCAGGATTCGCGCACTTGGCTAATCGTGGTTTCGTC